CTTAGTTGTGAATTTTGAACTGTGCAGGAAGACATTCTGCCTTCATTCCAGTTCTTGGCTACGATAGTGTCCATGCCCTCAACTATTGAGGGGTGTGCACTAAAGTCGAATTTATATGCACCATCAACAGAATTTTCTGCGAAGTAGAATACATTATCACCGCGGCGAACCATCTTTCGTAGAGTCTCCTGATCGTAAAAACAATCGGGAGTTAATACTATTCGATGCCTGTCGCACTGATCAATTATTCGGTCTCGATACTGGTTGAAAATATCTGGTGTGTGCATACACAACTCTCTAATTGCTATGCGTGAATTAACTTGCATCTGCAGTTGTTTTTGACCATATTCTTGCTCACACCTGTCCCAATTTAATGGTTCAAGTATGGATGCTAACTCAAGTGGTGCTAACCACATGTGTAGCTTTGAATCGTAAACGAATTTCCTTTTGATAATAGATATATCGTGCATTGTTTTATAAACAATGTCTTCTCCATCTTTAGTTTCGGGCGTACAATAGTGACCGTATGATAACATACATTCTGACCACTTTGTAATATCCAAAGTTTCTGACAGAGAGCGACTAAACGCGATAATACTATCATCACCATATATTGCTACATAGAACTCGTTAACAAGGTTCTCTTGAAGCCGGAAGGCCTCAAGAGTTCCAATATTCTCAAGAAGATCATATATACAGAGATACGTAATTCCGTAGTTATAGAGAGTGTTGATGATAGCTGTTCCAGGGTTACCGGATGGTTGACCCCTAACTATCTGGATGACAACATTACCAAACACTTGACGTGAAGTAGTAATATCATTCCACAAAGCTTCTGACACTTTGGAGGAACGCGAATAGCTCTTTTCGATAAAGCTATGTATCATCCATAGAAGATCTCTATTCAGAGTACCATCCCAATTTGTGAAATCGGTGGCAATGAATTGTTTTGCGTTTGGATGCGCAATACTTTTCAGTTTCAATGCCAGATAGTCCCAGTCCTCTGAGTAAGGATTTATTCCCACAAGAGACGAATTTTGAATTCGCTCTTCCATGATATTAGCGAACAAGTCAAGATAGTGTTCACGAAAAGTTATTACATAATTTAATGGCGCAGCTGCGAAAGCACGAGTCTTTCCAGCATCAACCTTCGCTATTGGGCGAAGTTCGTCTTTCGCTGTTGAAACGAAGACGCATCGTGGGCGCCTATTATTTTCTGCATCACTTTTGTAATCTGCTATCTCTTTTAGAACCATTGGATGATCATATTTCCACATCTCATCTGCTCCTAAAAACGCTGTTTTTCCCTTTGTACCTTTTGCATATTGGTTAAAAGGATAACCAGGACTTGATGCGCGGTTAATACCACGGATATACTCATTTCCTTCAATGCCAGAAATTGCTTCTTCATGAGTAAGCTGACGAATTTTTCTTGTGGGTGTGAATTTGTGACGAAGACTCGCCAAAAATACTGCCTCTTTAGCGCTCGAAACCGCAATTGAGGGCTCCATATATTTCTTTAATGCTTTATTTACAACATGTTCTCCGTTGAAGAAACCTAGATAAGCAGGTTTCTTCTCCGTTGTAAATATCTCATTATGGAAAATAGATGGATATATTTTTGACTGAGCATGTGAATGGAGGGTGTGTGGAATATTTCCAATACGATTAAAGGAATTATCCAACACAGTCTGAGAATTTTTAAGCGGAACGCTGAAAAATGATACTTGTTTTGCAAGATTAAGACTTTCGATCATCTCTTGAGTGATGACCTGAGCAAAACTTTTATCATTAGAACAGAATCCCGCCATATGAATTCCAAGAATTCTTCCTCCAGCCGACGCAGAATTTCCAATCACGACGCTACCACATGAGCCAGGAACACTTTGCATTGGGTATTCGATGGTATTATAAGTATAGTCCACCTCACCACTTGGATTCTTTGCTTCCAAAGGAATTTCATTTACTCTCGTTACGTGAGTATGCTGAATTTCAACATACCACGCAGACTTCCCTGTAAATGCCAATTCCTTCTTTGTCTCGAATTGATGGTTGAGTGTGGTGGACATGACCATAATCTTCTCTCTCTCCATTGTGTGCACCTCTGACATACGGTAGAACCGCGTCGCATTCACGTGCATTCCCGATGTTATATCCACATGATCATGCATTGTCTTTAAGAAATCTATTGATATCAGGTCGTAATAGTTGAAATCATCTGCTTCGTGAAGAAACGTGCTAATCTCAACTTTTGATGCTTCAATATTTTTCTTTGTCGAAAAGACATTATACATGTGGAAATGTCCTGTATCAAACTCCTCTTTCGTCAACCCTTCAAGCAAATGACGATTCGTGATGAAAACCGTTCCCTTAGTAAAGAATCCCCTCAATGTACCAACTTGCAATTCACCTTCTACCTTTCGTGAATATTGAATTATGTACATATTCGAACACATCATCTTTGCTAAGAAAAACGCCGCACAACTCTCCAATTGCTTGTCCGCAACATCCTTATTTCCAAACTCCGCAGCATCATACCTCTCAACCGTCGCTTCTTTTTGGAATAATGGACGAGCTACAACCACCGACGTAGGAGCATTCTTACCTTTTGGCTTTGGCTTTGCACGCGACGCATCTCCCGGATTGTACTTGTTGTTCTCTTCTACCTCGGCTTCCTGTGTCCCATTCGTCGCATTTTCCTTCGCTCCATTCTTGAATGAAACTACTCTCTTCTTCTTTGACAGGCACCGATATGCCCCATATCCTGCCGCGACCACTCCAAACACTGCCGCTATTTTATAAGCCCGAGAACGGGTCTTCGCTGATGTACGCCTAAAAATACGTTGAAAAGCTTGACAAGGACGGACGCAAAAAAACACGTAAGTCCACAAAAATGGATGCTGATAAAAAGACTGACAATGTAACCACACAAGGAATTTTAAATATTGAGTATGATACCAACCATAAGGGTTGGTCGAAAATGTGTCGCCACATGCTGTATACATGGCTGCTTTATATGTACGCTTCAACGATGATTTTAATGAATGCTGTGTCGCAGTTTCTTCTACTTTCCCATGCCCTAAACGAACTACTTCTCCATCTTTTAAAAATTTCGCATATGGGTTATTATTCTCCGGCAATTTCTCTTCTAATGTCATAGCCTCAGGACGAGGTGTATTACGCACTGCATACTCTTTGAAAACTTTACACGAATTCACAAATTTTTCGTGTTTGGCATTAAGTGCCTTATGTACGAACTCTATCATCTCATCATAGTCATAAACTCCACCATGTCCTTCAAATCGCCAAATATGCTTATTCACCCTCGCGTGATCCAAGGCTTCATTATTCACAACTACCACATCATTCACTGAACATGCATACTCACGTTTTAATTTAACACAAAATTGAAGATCTATACGACGTTTATAAGCATCGGCGCTGGCCATGTAATCAAGAACAGGAGTTTTTGAGTTGTCCGTGGCCACAATCAATGCAGAGTTGAAGTGAGCGTTTCGTTTATTTTCTAATTCTGCTACGTTTAATAAATGAGTATGCGAATTCGCATAATGAATAAGATCTACTGGAAAAGGCTGTCCTTCTTTCAAAAAATGAGCATTTACTTGATTTGCGTCATCGCATACGAAAATTTTTGACAATGAACTATTGTAATTAGTCTTATACTTATTTGCTACTGGATTATAATACATGTACTTTTCAAAGTGATAAAGCGCATCGTGCAATTCTTTCCCTTCTAATCCCTCTAATTTCATAATTGTGCTCAACGCATCAGCACTCACAAGATTGATAATATGTGTCTTTCCAACACCAGCATCTCCCCATAAATGAAGAGTTACTGGTGGCTTACGATTACCAAATCCTGCGGGTGGTGACATTTGAACACGACGATAAAACATATTTAATTTTGCAGCAATCCCGGAATAACGCAACCTTTCTTGAGAACTCGGAACTAAATATTTAAGCAATGTGATTGATCGAACCTCTAACTCAGCTAATTCTGTAAAACTCCCCGGATTTGTATCCATTGCATGATTCCCTTCCGCCGTCGTGTAATAAATTACACGTTTCTCGATGTAGTCAATTTCCTTATTCAAGTCAAATGGTTCTTCCTTATTCTTCACCCATTTGACACATCCTTTGACAGCATCGACGAGACAATCTAATCCACGAGACGTTTGTGGAATAACACGTAGTGATTCTAAACAGGAGTCAACTTGATTCTTTCCTGGTTTACGTTGAAAAATGAGACTTAAAATTAAAGTTACTAGTACGCTAATTGATGATTTCATATCAGATTCTTTGACAGCTACTTCTCGATTGCAAAAAACCTGATACATTTGATATGCTAATTTAATAAACGCTGAAACAGTCAATCCTCTAATTCCAAAAATGCGGTAAATTGAACGCATTGCTAAGATTTTCGCAGAAGGCGCTGGAACACACAAAATTACATGGGCAGCAGACAAAAATTCTGCCCAATCGCAGATAGTTGAAACCTCTTCCGGCAATGAATCTATTATATCTTTGAGATACTTAAAAACACCTTCTTCTTCTATTCCAAAACCCCCTAATTCGAAATCGACGTAATCATTATTGAAATATGACGCATTAAAATGCTTTGTTGGGTACAATTGTTTCATCACCGCCTTATGGGCTGCTTCCTGTCTCTTCTTCGTGATGAATTTTTCATGAGCAAACTTAATTTTACGCGAAATTTCTGTATCAGCATTGGTTAGACGAACCATGCGTGTATTTTCACAACTTCTAACAGTTTTTGAGTTTCTTTTCGTGTTTTCCTTACAGTCTATGTTTCCATTTAAAGCATGCATTTCTTGATTATGACGACGTAGTTCTGCGGCACGCTGTTCCCTAACATTAATAATTTCTGTAATTCGCGATTCAAACGTATCTATATTATTAGTGACAACACTCTCATTAAACCATTCTTGTAATTCTAATTCTGTTACATGATAAAAACACCAACGTGGAACAATATAAACATACGCCTGAAAACCGTCATGTCGTGAAATTAAATAACCTAACTCAATTTGCCAAGATTCTATGGAGTCAATGTAATAAGCTACTTCCTGTGAGTGATATAATTCAGGATTTCCAATAAGATGCGCAGTATGTTCTTCAACATATAAGATTCGACAAGGCAAAGGTGCGATATTTCCATTCAATGAGTGTTGCATACGATTTCTACATGCCTGCTTAATGGCCTCAAATCCTCCTTCTTCTACCGACAAGGGAGGAGCTTCGTTATCAACACTATTGTATTTCTCTTGTTCCACACGTGGAAGACGTGTGAACTGATCCAACATTTCCCCTACACCCGGGAAACAACACAAATCTTCTAAATTCCAATTAAACGCACCATCAGCTTGAACTGAGATGCGCACCATTTTCCTATTTTCCTGCTGTTTTCCCTTACGCCATTCACGTGGTACGTGTTTTTCATATTCTAAATTCACATTAGCAAAGTGATAATGTGTAAAACCATCAAGTTCGGTTACATTGCCGCGAGACAATGCCAACAAATCCGAGTGAGTGAGTTTACGAGTAGTCAAGTGTGATTTGCAAGAGTCGTTATTAATAAATGCATTATTTACTTCAGAAGTTTGATTCATTTGAGTCGACATTCATTAGTTTTCCTTAACATCTCCCATACACCCCTGTGCATGGTACTTAGCAAAAATATAAATCATAAAGAAAGAGTAATCATAAGTAATAGTGGTTTAAATGTTCTTTTATTCAGCTATGTCCTAAAGCTCTAATATGTTTAACCAATATTTCTGAAAGCTGTATGACACCGTTATACATACAAATTTATTTTAGAACGGTAATGTGCTTTCCAACCTCAAATATCCATATTAGAACTATGTCTAAACAATCATGCTCATTGTTTAGCGCAATACGATGGTTATTTCTGATCTACCGATGTACCAGAAATATTGTATTGTTTGGGTCTGAAGAGTTCCAAGCAACAAAGTGAATAAAATTAATAATTTAAACGCATACGCATAAGTCAGTTACATTATAACGATGAAAAAGAAAGTCCATAAGATTAGATTTTTGTTTCTAAATGAGTTTCGGCGAAACAAAAACCTAAAATGTATTTTAGCTGCAACGAGAGCCTATCAATTAAGACGGGTAGTGCATTGCAATAGAGTCATCATAAGATTAATCAATATAAATTGATTGGGAAATTTTGAAGCCAGTTAAGGCACTCTCAATATAAAATTGAGGACAAAATTTTTGGTAGGTATCTATCCCCCCTACCGGGTATCCATTCGTGTGAGGTTTCGCCTC